GTTCCACCTGTTTCATTCATAAAGTCTACAACTTTAACAATGTTTTCAGGTAACGTAGGAATATCTTCTTTTGGAACTTCTTGTGATACAACCGCTTCAGGTTGATCTTGTGGTTCCATTTTTTCACCTATTTCAACAACCTCTTCTTCCTTTTCAGGTTCTTCGATTATTTCTTCTATTATAGGTGATTCTTCTTTTTGCTCTTCTTGAGCTTCAACAACGGGAGCGGACTCTTGATTGGGTTCTCCTCCTTTAATTTCCACCTTCGGTATATCTCCGGATGATTTATCATCAGGTAATTCTTTTGTTTCTCCGACTTGAATGGCATCTTGTTGTTCTATGTTTTCTTCTTTTTTTGACAAATCTACTTTTATAGGTTCGTCATTTGTTACTAGCTTTTTAGGTCTTTTAACCTTAAGCTTTCCAGCTTTTTCTTTTGTTTCTGACATAATATAATATAATAATAATTAATAATAATTGTTAAATCTCATCAAGCGATATTCCACCAAACTGATTAGATTCAAAATCTGTTGGTAAAGTATCATTTTGACGTTGACTTATCATTTTAGACTGTTGAGTAGCCTGTATTCTTGTTCTTTCGTCTTTTCTATCTTCTATTTCTTTTTCTTTTGTTTTGGCATTTTGTAATTCAGCTTGTTTAAGTTTCATATCATATTCAAACTGTCTAGCCATTTGTTGCTCTTGTATTTGAGCTTCAGTTTGCATTCTTTGTATTTCAAAATCAGATTTAGCTTTTTCAAACTGTACGTTTGTTTCATTTAAAGCTTGAGCTTTTTGAACATCAGACATAGCTGCGTTTTCAGCTGCTTGAGTATTAGATTCAGTTTGAGCTTGTATGTTAGCCATTTGAGCTTCTTGATCAGCTTGTTGTTTCTTTATTCTTTTATATTTTAATACTTGATTAGCTAATGTTAAATTTTTAATTTCTCTAATATCAATAGCATCTTCAAGGAATATTTGATTTTGCTGTAAAGCCATTTGAATATTTTGTTCAAGCATAGCTTTTTCTTCTTCTTCAGGTTCTAAATCTAAAAATACACCAAAGTCATATAAATGTAAATTATCTATTTCTTTTAATGTAGCAACGTTAAATTTACCTATACTAGCTTTTAATGAATCGCTAGTTAACTCAAAATCTAACATGTCTGAAACTCTAAGCGATATATTTTCACAAGTTCTTAATGTTAAGTATAAAGAAGCGTTTAATATATGTTTAGTCGCGGTGTTTGAAGCATTAGCTGCCATTTTTTGTAACCCAACTAAAGCATCTTTATCTGGCATACTACCATCTCTTGCTTCATTAAGCCCGGTTACATCTCTAATCATTTGTAAATAATACTGATAAGTATTAATTAAAGATTGTATTTTACCATTAGCACTAGATGTTTGTAATTCTTGTATAGGTACTTTACCTCTATTAGGATCACCATCTTGTGTTAAACTTCTACCAACTATACTACCAGTTTGAAAATACATATTAAGTGCTTCCTGTGGATTATAGTTAGTTCCATTACCTAAATCAACTTCTGCTAAACCATCTACATCTACAAATACACCGTCTGGTACCATTCTAGCAATTACTTGTTGTAATTTTAAAGATGTTAATTGAATCATATCAGCAAATCCTGTAATACGATTTACTAGTGAATCAATTCTACCTTGATACATATGAGGAGCAACAATGTTATAATTCATGTTAACCTTAGTTAAATCACTTTTAGGTCTTGTCATGTTTGTTGCCATTTCCCAACGTAACATTTGTTCTACACCTAAAACTTTAGCACCACTAAATAATACCTCTATTGATCTTGATACTCTATCAAAGTTATCACTTGGCGGTGGGTTAAAAAAGTCAGGTTTTTCTAATGCTTTTTCTAAGCCTTGATCTGTATGTTTTAATTTAAATACTTGATCTATGTAAGTTTTGTATTCAAAATACATAACTTGTACTAAATCATTATTGTAAGGTCCTCTTTGATATCCCTCTCTACCAGGATATTTTTGAATTATTTTTAAATCTTCATTAGTTAAATTAGGAAACTCCTTTTTTAACTCAGCAAGAGTTATTGATTTTATTTCACCTAC